TTTGAATTTATTAAAGCCAAAAGCATTGAATCTTTCTGCTTGATCCATATAATATTTGTTGCCTTGAGCATCCATCATCTCAATCTGAAACAGATCTTTATAATTTTCTCCTTCTTGAATGCGTTGAGGAAATCCTGTTTGTAAAGTGTTTAGTTGATCTCGAGTATAACCTTCAATAACAAAACTTGCTGTGGGATCGCTCTGTGGTTTGAGTGTAACATTAATGCCTCTGGAGTGAAATCTTGCACATCTGTCATAGTATTCATTAAATTTATTAGGTACCATCACCTGATTGATTGTGACAAACACATTGTTCTTCATCAACATTAATATTTTATCTCCAAATTTTTGTTCATCAGCAAATTCAGCATGAAAACTGGCTGTGATACTTCTGCGATTCAATTTTTTTGTGGCTTCCAACCATCTTTCCCACCATTTTTCTGAAGGACTTAGGTTGGTGGTCATGTGAATACTTTGATAGTCCGGAGCAGAATCATCACTGTAATGTTGTATCAGTTGTAAAAAGTCTTTGTAGGCAGTGGGTTCTCCACCTGAAAAACTGAAATGATAATCAGTGAATCCATTCAGTCTGGCTTGGCGTTTGATTTCATCCACCACTCCTGTGTAAACTGACAGTGGTCTATGATCTTTTTGTTTGCTCTTAGCATAAGGCCAGCAATAAGAACAATCATAGTTGCAAAAACGAGCCAATATCCAACTCACTGAAAATAATTTGCTGTTCAGCATGGTACGTTGACCAAAATTTATAATTTTATCAAATGGAATGTTAGAGTCTATCATAATATTTCTTTCTCCATGTGTGGAAATTGCCCCACGAACACCAATCGTAACCATTCAAAATTGTTGATCATTCTCAAAGCATTTGAATTTCCTCGATTATCTGTGCCATACACTCTGCCCGCCAGGGCTCCAGCAATGGCATACTCTCCAAATGGTTTATCATCTCCCACAGTGCACCAAATCAATAATCTTTTTTCAGTTTCTTTGTCTTCCTGACGATCGATTACCTTGCTGCTGAGCTTGACACACTCTCTAAAAGCACTTTTCCATGTGTTGAATGGATCTGTATTGAACACAGTGGTGTTGGATACTTCATGCATGGCTCTAAACCTATTAGATATGCTGGTGGTCATGTCTACTCTGTTGGGATCCATGTTCATTGTGAGTCTTTTGGGCAATAATTTTACTCCACCGTAACCATATTCCAATTCATTGATAGGATTTCGACTTCTCCACACATGCACAGCATCTAATTCAGTGGGTTCCACGTGAAAATCAAACATAAAATTATCTTCGATCATTGCATCACCATCCACTACCCAAAACATTTTGGTCAAACTTAATGTGGCTGCTCTGATATGAGCTTGTTGAATACCTTTTATGCCATGAACTCTTTGCGCCAATGGAAATCTTTGTTTTAACAGAGCATAATTTTGATCTGCATTAGGTTCATTATAACTTATAAAAAATATATCGTACATTATATGGTCTTTCTTATAGTTCTAGGTGAATTAATATATACTTTTTTAAAAAATTTACTCTGTTCAATAGTCAAAGGCTCAATAGATAACTCCATTGATTGTTTTTTAAGTATTTCTTTACCAAGATCTTTTATTCTTTGAAGACATTTTTCTTGATTTTGAGATATTTGCTGACTAAAATCTAACCAAGTTTGATCTAGATATTTAAAATCTCTGGTCAAACTAATATCCCAATTGGTACACATAACTCTATAACAGCCTTCTCTAGCACCGGCTATGGCCCAAATGCCATTTTCTACATCCATACCCACTGTCATCCATATGAGTAGTCTATGATAATTTTGCCACCATAGTGTTTTATAATCTTTCACTCTGCTGTCTTTGGCAATACTCATTTTAACTCCTTCACGGAATCCTGCTCTCCATGCTTGTTTGGGAGTGCTATTGATATAACTGGTGGAATAATTTTCATTGAACTGAAATAACTTGTCAAAATAACAAAATTCGATCAAATTTTTATCTTTGCCTTGATAATTTTCATGAGTTTTCATCTCATTAACAAATGTTTTGGTCCATAATTTAATGCTACCATTGCCATATTTTAGTCCGTTGAGATCAATGTGCCCACACCAACTAAAAACATATGAATTATCCATACCCATGCTGTCTAAATCAACCACTAAATTAATAAATTTTTCATTTAATTGAGTGTCGCCATCCACAGTGACAAAATATTCTGTGTCGGACAGTGCAGCACAGGCTTTATGAGCTGTGTCTGATCCAAATATACCATGCACTCGTTTGGCCCATGGCATTTTCTTTTTTAAATCAGCGTAATTTTTATCAGCATTGGGCTCATCATAACTTAAAAATATGATATCACAATCTTTAATAGCAATTTTATTCATTGATCACCTCATATTTGTAATCAAATGTTTTACGACAATATAAATCTATACTGTATTTGGGGTCATAATTTACATTTATGATTCCTTTTTCTAATAATTCTTTCATATCGATAACAAATGTGTGATCTAATATACTGCCATCATTCTTTTTAGTGGCAAAAAAATAATGATCTTTGGAAGAATTTTCTGTAAAATAGTCTTTCATACTGTTTTTAAATTGTTCTGACACTGAAAATGTTAAATTTTTTTCTTTTTTATTCAACTGAATTGAAATACAATTATTATCATTGTCTGCTGTTGTGATTTTATAGACATTTTTATTAACAATAATGCTGTTTGACTGTGTATTGTTGTAAGAATCTTTTTGTATCACATATTTTTTAATTAACTTATAAGAATTATCAATGAAAACCACTTTATAATTGCTCATAATTTCTTTACCAGTAACAAAATCTATACCTAATTCCTCAGTGATAGCTAGTCCATCTACAATATATCCTGCCTGACAGGATTGAATTTCTCCTGTAAATTTATCAAATTTTAAATATCTAAATTTTTGATCAACCATTGTAGTTTTTTTCCAATTGGGTTAGTAATTGTTCACTTAAAAATTCAGGTTCCACATAATGCAATATACCTTGTTGCAAAAAATTTCCTATTTTAATTTTTTTGTTTGAATCATAATACACATTAACTTTTTCCATCCAGTGTTCTGGAGAATTTTCCCAATTTTGAATGCGTGACTTCATGTGTGTAAATCCAATATAAGGCACTGAACTGGTAATTTTTTCAGTCATGCCTAATAATTTGCTTGCTATAGCCACACTCACGTCCATACTACACCAAGTTTGTGTGTTGTTGGGTGTGTATTTTTCATAGAATAATTTATGATTCAAAACAATCTGTTTTAATAAACTTAAAAAATCTTCATTGTTTCGACATTTTTTATAGTAATGCATGCCACAATATAAATTAGGCAATTGATTATTTTTAAAAGTTTTACGATAATATGTAGAAGTAGCAATTTCATCTCTGTATGTTCGCACCTGTGTGGTGAAAAATAAATCAAAATTTTTCAAAAAATCCCACCAATGGCTAATATCACTGCAAACCAGCATATCAGCATCCAATATGATCGAGTGTTCATATGGTGTGGCTTGATAAATTTTGTATCTATTTTCTATTTTCCATTCAGAATTTACTGCATCATCATCTCCTGGTATGTCCACAATATGATCAAATAACTTTTTCATATGAATGGGTACATCCACATTGGTAATCAAACATACTTGACTGTTGGGCATGTGTGTTTTTATACTCAAAGCCAATGCGTATGCTTGACGTACATAATCCACTTGATTATTTTTTTGTGCAAATATACAATATCCTTTAGATTTTAACACGATTTAATCCTTTGTCTATAATTTTATCCAGTGCAAATTTATTCATAATATGAATGTTAATACCCTTAACGTTCATGGGCACATATTGATTGTTATCAATAGCTAAAGAGAAATTCCAAACATCTTTATTAAAAGAATTTACTAGATCTCTATCGGTGATGTGATACAAACTGTCAGGCAATGAATAAGGCCACACTCCTTGTTGAAATCCGTTTATCATATGTATGGCTATGCTGTAAGCAAAATCATTTCTAAATGAAGTGTCTACTATTTGATAACTGAATCTATAAAATTGCCAATTATCTTTGATGTGTTGTATCAATTCAAATAATTTTTTAACTCTTAAAGTTTTTTTAAAATAAAACACTGTGGCCCAATACATATCAATACCTGTATCACTGATAGTTTTTAATTTAGACGTTGATTTGTTGGAATAGTTAATGTAAATGGATTTTTTATGTATAAGAAAATCTTCTTTGGATTTAAAACATTTGGACAAATTGCTATTACAAACAATGTAATCTGAATCCATCACAATGGTTTCATCATAGGGACTCAATTCATAAGCAGTGGAACGCAAATGATTTTTCCATTGATCTGTGATATATTTGTTTTGTCCGTCATAAAAAGTTTTTTGCTGAGCAGTATTGTAATCAGATACCGAAATAATTTTATCAAAAATCATTGCTTGTTTTTTATAATTTTTTTCAAGATATTCTTGATTGGAAGTGATTAGTGTTACTGGAAGTTTTAAATGTTTTCTGATTTGTTGAGTACAGAATATGGCTTGCTTGACATAGTCAATGCTGCTGTTGTTATGAGCATAAATTATTACACCTTTTTTCATGCATTGTCCTTGATTTCACCTTTGGTTTTCAACAATTCATTGTATTCGGTATAATATGAATTCAAATTGTTTTGATACAAATCTATAATGTTGTCTTTAAAATCTATAAGATTTTTAATCAACACAGGATTTTGATAGTCATCTAATAAAATTATATCTTGTGTTCTTTCAGCAGAGATTAAAATATCACAATGTGCTATCAGTGCAGATGTCACTGTGAATTGATGTCCATCTACAAAAGCAATATTACTGTCCAAAAATTTGTTTTTCAATATTTTTAATTGATTATTAAAGTTGGACATTGAATCGGTGACTGATAATAACTCGTCAACAACATCAATATTTTTAATCATAAATTTTATAGCACTCCTTGTTAGAATTATATGTTATTTCTAACTAAAAGTCAACAAATATGGATTGTGATTGTATTTAGATATGAACTGTTAGGTGGAGTTAGGAATTGGTAAAATTAGGCAGTAACGTTGCCGCTCATGGTGCCAAAAGTAGGAGCCACAATGGTTAATCCATCAGTTAATGAGCTGTCAGGTCTTTTGTTATTCACAGTTATGGTTAGATTGCCATCCACATCTTCATCAATATTGCCTGTGGCATCATCACGTAGATCAATTGTGAATTCAATAGCAGTTTGGCTGATGTCTGTGAATCTTGCACTCACTGTGAAATAGTTGGCAGCATATGGTGCTGCTGGATTGCTGGATGTAAAAACTGTTTGATTTACTGTGGTCAAATTTAAAGCATTCACAGAAGCCAGTGTGCCTGATCCGCCCGTTTTGCTTGAAGTGTTGCTGAATGATAACGTACCCATGCCTGAAAACAGATTGTTCCATTCTGTAACTTTACTAGCACCACTGCCTGAAATATTCATTGCTATTTGCACAGCACTGCCTGTGTTAAAATAATATCTTCTAGCGTTGGCGCTGGTGAATGTTACTGTGAATGTTCCTGTACGTTGAGCATTCCATGGTGTAGTTCTTGTGTAGGTAGAACTGGTAGAATTTGTAGCAAATCTTCCTGCATTTGAAGTGTTTCTATTTGTGGTAATCGTATTAGCAAGAGTTTCAAATTCAACATATCCTGTGGCTGATCCAACATTGGAGTCATCCACAGTCACAGTAGTGTTTACTGTTCCCAGTGTGGGATAAGATCCTGTTTGATGTATGTAGGCTTTTCTAATATCCAAACGCAGATCATTCATGTGATTGTCTTCAATCAATTGATTCACTGCCACGTTGGAACTGATAACTGATTGACCGTATCCACTGTCTCCAGAACCTTGGCCTAACACTGTGGCCACTTTGTTTTGAATCAAGTTGTAACGTTCTGCTGTTATTTGAGCACCTACTGCCATAATTTATTTCCTGTTAAAAGTATTTAGTTGGGTTAAAATATCCCTCAATGATTTTAGATTGTTGATCATTTTGAATTATTTAATAAAGCACTCAACCAAAGTAACTGTGGTTCTTGAATCTGCTTCCAAAGCCACAGCAAAATAGTCTGATCCTGTGACCACAACACCAATTCCAGCTTGAGATCCAGTGCCAATTTTGTCGCCTTTGGCCACAGCACCCTTAACTTTAACAGGTACTCTACCTTTGATAGCTACCGATGTGCCACCTATTTGGTCTGCATTCATTAAGAACGCTGGAGCACCGCTCACCACACCTGCCACAACGGAACCTTCAGTGGCCGCTGTAACTTCTGCTGAGCCGCCGATGGCCAACACTGTGCCAATTTCGTACGTGGCATCTGCCATGTATTTCTCTGCCAAATCCGCATATCTTGCTGATGAAGCCACTCCTTGGAAAATGTTTGCTGTGATATTTCCACTGCCATCTCTCAATGCCACAGAATTATTCACTGTGGTGATTGCTCCTGCGTAATCAGTGCTGCTGAATCTTATGCTGGTAGCTTTTTCTGCAATACCATAGATGTTGTCTGCATAAACATTGGCAAATCTATTAGCATTGGTTCCAATATCATAAGTGCTGTCTATTCTAGGTTCAATACCAGTTGCGGTCACGCTCACTGAGTGAGTATTGCTGGCTCCCATCTTAATGATTGGGCCTACTTCGTTGATAATTTTTGCTTGATTGTCATTTTCAATATTAATTCTTAAATCATTACCGGTGCCCACTGTGAATCCAGTGTCTGGAAAATTGCTGTTGTTGCCCACTTGAACAAATGCAGATGCTTCTAATCCGCCCAATCTGTCTGCGTTGGCTGCTGTGCCCCAAAACTTGTCTAAAATTCCGTTTGAAAATGCAGTTTGTTCTCCTGTGCTAGAATCTGCACCACGCAAAGTTAGACCTTGTTTCACTGTGGTAAATCCTGTGGGTCTATCTGCTGGAAGTATTGTGAATGCTGTGTCGCTTACGATAAAAATTGTTTTGTCATTGACTTTGGCTTCAATGATTAATTGATTGGCACTGAAACTGTCTCTGATTGTTCTGCTGACGATTTGAGTTACTGTGTCGCCCACTCCTTGAGGACCAACCAACACAAAACTTGTGCCGTTGTAAGCATACAGTTGGTCATTGGCAGTGTCCCACCAAAAGTCGCCCACTGTTAATCCTGCTGGTTCAGATGTACCTATTTCTGCTCCACCAGTGGTTCTAAATTTTGTTCCGTCGTAAAACTTTAATTTGTTAGTGGCCGAATCAAACCATATTTGCCCGCTTAAAGGTCTTGTGGGAGCATTGGCACTGGCAAAATTTTCTAATAAATGTACAAAATTTTCGTTTTGAATTTCTCCGTAGCCAGCATAGTTTTTTCCCACTAATTTTAAGTTTGTGGTCTGGTCTACTGTACCGTCTTCCACGGTAGTTAGTGTTCCTAAAGCGTATCTATCTATTTGATATGGCATATTGTGTTTCCCTTTTGCTCAATTATTTATCTTATTTTATATTAAAGTTCCTGGTGTTAAATCTTGGTCAAATATCCAAACACCCCCAGAAACCACAAATTGTTTTAGTCCTCTAGTGCTGCTGGAAGTAATACTGCCTGTTGCTGTGCTGAATGCTATGTCCATCAGTACAGTTTTGTTGGCAAGACCCAAGAAAGGCGTTCTAGCTGCTGTGGCAGTGCTGGCAGTATATGTTGCTCCTGGTGTGCCAGACAGATCAAAAGATGGTGCTAATTCTATAACAAAAGATGTGCTGTTGGTAATTTCTGTGATGGTATATGTGCCATCAAAACTAATTCCAGCACTGCCTGAAATAGTAATACTTTGATCCACTTCGTAAGGATGTGGAGTGCTGGTAGTAATTCGTACTTGTGTTCCCAATGTGGGTATGTCATAACCTGTTTGCACGGACAACACTGTTAATGGAGATGCAGTGATGGTTTGATCCACTGCTGTGTAACTTTTATCAGCGGCTGCTTCCAAATTTGCTCCAGAGAATGATACAGCAGTTCCTCCAAATGCCACTGTGTGTATTCTGGCCAAAGATCCTGCTTGTCTTGCTGGAATATTTAATCCAGAATTTGATCCTGAATAAGTGTAACCAGCTGCTGGATAAAGATCATTCAATATGGTGGCAATGTTGGCATTTAAAGTTCCACCTGTGCCTAAATCTGTAATGTCTAACATCAGACTGATCAATTCTCTACCATCCACATAACCTTTGGTCGCCACATCAGTGGCTTGTGTGGGTGTGCCTACTCCTCTGATCACTGCTGAACCTTGAACAGAAATTATATTTGTGGCTGCTTGCAATTGTAAATTTTGTCCGCTTTGACTGCTCAATGTGATTCCTTGCAGTCTTAGATTGTCCACATTCAAAGGTCCTGTTAGAGTGCCCAATGTGGTCAGTCCTGGAGCACTGGTGATGGTTGATCCCAATGCTGTGGCTGACAGCACTGTGACGCCATTAATTTGATATGTTTTACCTGAGGCTAAATTTATATGTTCTGAACTGTTCCAACCAGTGGCAAGATTTTGCCACAGTAATGTTTTATCAGTCACTGATGATTTCAATATGATACCTCCACCTGACACATATGAATCATTGCCTAACGGTGTTCCAGTGATGGTGGCCAGTTCAATAGTTTTGTCTTCCACTCTGAGATCTTCTGTGATGGTGGCCGTTCCGGTGCCTTGAATGGTTAAGTTTCCTTGAATTCTCACATTACCTATCACATCCAAAGGATAGGTTGGAGTGTTGTTGAATATTCCCACTGCTTGAGCACTGGCATCAATGTAGATAGCATCAGTCACAGCGGGTGTTTTTATTTTGAATGCTATGTCAGCATTGGCAAAATTATTCTGTATTATAAAACTGTTGCTGGCATATCGCAAACTGGTGTCATTGTTTATTCCAATGATAACTCCATCATTGTTTTGCACAGTGATGCTGCCTTCTGTGAGATCATTTATATCGGTTCTTAAAAAACTATCGGCATTGCGATAAACTCCCAATCCATCAACCAATGAATCCGCTTTGGTGGCCACTCCACGCCATTTAAAGTTGTCTGAAACTGAATTGAATCCTTGATAGATAGTGCCTGTGGGATTACTGCCCGAAACCAATTCAGCAATCAATTGCGAAGTTACAGGTGTGAATTCAGCAGCACTGTAAACTCCTGACAAAGAGTTGCCCACAAAAAATTTCATCACAGTGCGAGTGACATTTTGTGTGTCCAATATAGAATCCACCACAAATCCACTCACTCCCTGATCACTGGTATAATCAGGACCAACTGTTACTATGTCGTTACCGTCAAAGAATTTTAACTGTTGATTTAGACTGTCGATCCAAAGATCGCCAGCTGCTAGATTGGGTTGAGTAGAACTTAATATAATACCATTGGTGCTAAATTCTGTGCCATTATAAACTTTTAATCTGTTTTCAGAAGTGTCATACCATAATTGTCCACGCAAAGGATTGGCTGGAGCAGATGAACTGGCAAAATTTTCCAACATCTTCACAAAGTTTTCGTTGATTAATTCTCCAAATCCTTTGTAATTTCTTCCGATCAGTGTGATATCTGTTGATTCAGTATTAATTGTACCATCAATCAAATCCACCAACAATGATCCGTCTGTTTTGTTTATTTTATAACTCATTATTCACTCTGTCCTGTAAAAATAATATAATTTATAGTCAAGTATGGATTCATCACATCTTGAGCATTGCCTATGGCTCCTGAATCCACATTTCCACTGTTGGGTATGGCACTGCCTGCTGCGGTGCCTGTGGGTGCATCATAAATCACTGCAGTGGTTTCTCCAGGATTTACTGCTCCATCTCTCAATGCATAATATTGTGTGCCTGCAACACCTTTCATGTTGTGAGTGTGTTGTGGTAAATTTTCCACTGGAATTGTTTTTGTTTCATCTCCGCCAAATCCACCAACATTATCAGCAGCACTGGCTGTGACTCTATCAGCACTGGTGCCACCCATGTTGTCTCTGCCCAAAGGCATTCTACCTCTGAGATCAGGCACTTTGAATTTTGTTGCTGAACTCGGAGTTCCAAAACTTATTCCTATCACTGCAAATAATTCTGGATACAATGATCTTTCATATTCTGAACCATCGCACAACAACCAAAAATTAGGTGCTGCTGCTCCTCCAAATGGAGTGATCATGCCTGCTGGAATTTGTGCTATGGCCGAAAAGAAATTGTCTCTGCTGATTTTATATAATCCTGTACTGCCGGAAACTCTATTGATCAATATTTCATCACTATTTTGAGTGAACGAAGTGGCAGTCTTACCTGATATAAATGCATTGGATATGGAAGTGGTAAACACTGCTGGATCATCATCTTGACCATCAAAAGCAATCTCGTTGGAAGTAACATCACCCACTATGCTGAAACGTGTGGCACTGCTTAATTTATTAGCAGTTTCAGCTGCTCCACTGATAGAACCTGTTAGAGTTCCAATAAAATTTCCATATAAATTTGTGGCATAAACATTCAAAAATCTGTTGGTGGATGATCCTATGTCGTAGCTGATATTATTGTTAGGCATGATATTGCCTGTGGTGACGTCAGATTCAAATACTGCTTCTTCGCCCACGTACAATTGTTTGGCCACACCCATACCACCTGCAGTGGTTATGCTGCCTGTGTTGATGCTGCTGCTGTCTGTGGTAGCATTCACATATAATTCTCCGCTGGCTTGTATATTACCAGTGACATCTAATGCTTCTGTTGGAGCAGTGGTATTGATTCCCACATTAGTTGTGGAATCAATTCTCATCACAGTGCGTGTGGTGCCTTGATCATTCACTCTAAAATCAATGTTGGCTCCAGAAGTTTTGTGACTGATTACTCCTGCCTGGCCTTCAATACCAATATTCAACGTGGCACTGTTGCCCACATCTATGCCTGAGTTATTGTTTATTCTTAAACCAAAGTTTGCCACGTTGGCAGCATCTTTGCGTAAGAAATTAGATCCTGACACAACATCATTGCCACTGATTAATTTTTCTGCTTTTTCTGCTGTGCCATAAAATTTGCCCACTCCGTTGCCAGTGATATCCACTGAACTTAAATTAAATCCTGGTTGAATGGTTGTGAATCCGGCGATGTTAGATTTTGGAGTAAAAGTTTTTGTGGAAATTATTGCCACCGGTTTTGCTTCCACCTGAATCAATACCACTGTGTATTCTAAATTGTCTGTGCCCACAATTGTGGTAGGTTTGGTTCCTGTGCTTAATCCTTGACTGAATTCAGGACCAACCAATACCCAACCCGAACCTGTGAAAAGATACAGTTGTTGATTGTCAGTGTCCACCCAAAGGTCACCAGTGACACTGGATCCTGCCAAAGGTTGAGTGGTTGCTTTGTGTATTCCTCCTGCTGGAACCCATTGTGTTCCATCATAAATTTTTAATTGATCCACACCAGCTGAATTGTTGTACCATAATTGCCCTTCTGTAGGATTAGCTGGAGCTGTGTTGTTCGCAAAGTTTTCTAATAAACGTAAAAAGTTTTCTGATATGTGTTTTCCGTAGTCAGTGGTGTATCTCCCAGGTAATTTTAAGCTGGTAGAACTATCTTCCACAGTATTGGCTGGAATAGTGAGACTAGCACCATCTGAATAATTTATTGTGTAATCAGCAGCCATTTTTTTTATTATACCTCGTTAAAACCTGACAGACTTTGTATTCTAACTGTGTAATCTATTTGTATTAATCTGTTTAAACTTTTTTGTACAGGGTGAAAAATTACATGTGTTAATAATCTTCCTGTGCCTGAACTGGAGTAACTTTGTAATCCTAATTCGTCAAACACATATAAGTTTTCTGTGTTTGAAGCAGCATCCACTGCATCCTGACCACTGGGCTCACCATAGTCCAATAAACATGTGACTAAAATATCTGTGTAATTGGTTCCGTTCACGTGACGTGTTTCAATTTTGTTTCTCACTGGATCTGTGTTGCTGACTGATCTGTCATCCACCACTTTGCTGAATGTTTGATTGTAAAGAGTGGCATTGGTTCCTGTAGAATTAGGAGTTAGATAGGTCACTATACCAGTAGGATCAATATAAGTGCCACCAGTGCCAAACACCATGGAATTAATAAATCCTTGACCTTCGTTGGCCAAACTTTCTGCCATTGCTATGCTCATATTTTCGTAGTGAATGGCATTGCGTTTGTTGACAAATATTTCACCCGTTTTTGGGTCGTGTATTTTGATGTGTCCTTGGATTAGCGTTCCGTTGTGTTCTTTAAGTTTATCTATCATAGTATCCTTTTTATCATGTGTATTTATTGCGGCAAACTCACTTCTTTTGCACGCAAGAATCTTGCTATTTCGTTTTCGGTTTGACTCAATGGAATACCCGCTGTATTCCATAGTTTACCTATTTTTTTCACCACAATTACCTTGGTATTTACAGCAGGAGCAGTCAATAGTGTTAGAATTGGTGTATTGCCGGTCACACTAAATTCTGCTGGTAATATGATATCTGCTTCGGGACTGTCCATGCCCAATGTGGCATCATAAGATCGTATGCTATTTTTTCTCAATCTACGTCCTGCCACAAACACTTCAAATTCATTCACACTATTTGGCACAAAACCAAGTGTGAATGTTTCTGTGCTGCCATCACCTTCAAATATTTCTGTGATGGTTTCATCTTTGTAAGGCACTGTTTGATAAGCACTTTGATCAAACAATTCTGTGCCAGCTGAATATGTGTTTTTAATTCCGGTTCCCAGCGTGCCTCTTCTCAATTGTTCCAATTTGTTTGCTGATTTTAAGAAATATTCTATGCGTTCTCCATCAACAAACACAACGCCGGGTCTGCCCAAATTAATGTTGGGTTCTGTCAATCCTTCAGTGCTTTCCAAATAGATTGCTTGACTGTACCAATGCAGTTCTTGACTCAGATAGTATTTGTTATTATTGCCCAAACGTTTATAATGTGTTCTGTTCAACATGTCTTTGAACTGTCTAAATCCAAATTTAGAAACATATTTAGGCGCAGCAAAATGTATAATATCCAGCACATCGTTCTGTTGCAATGTTCTATTAATTTTCACATACTGTTGATTGTTGGAAATTCTGTAGTCAATGCTTGGTGACAACAATTGACCATTCACAATTACCCAAACATATTGAGCATCTTCAGCACTGCGTCTTAATCTAATCAATCCATTGGTCAAATTTTTATATTCAAAATAATTTTCTGAATCAACCACAATATTTTCTCTAGCCACTATATCGTAATTAATTCTTTCAATCTGTGTTATGTCATGATTACTGAATTGCCATACTTTAATTTCAGCATTGTTTGCTGGGGCAATGTCCAATGTCACAATGTTGTTAACCACTATATATTCTCCATCATTGACCACGTAAACTTTTAATATGTCGCCTGCGACTCCCACATTACCTCTCAATGTTATGCTGGTGTTGCTGGAACTCCAAGTGTAATCATTGGTTCCCAATTCCACACCATTCAAGAATGCTCTCACGTTGGTTCTCAACACTGATCCTGTGGGCTGCTGCCAATTGTTTAATTCATATTCACGAGCAGTGCTCACCACAAATGATTCGTTGTATCCAGCATTTAATATGGTGTTGTCCACTTTCACA